CCGCCCGCAGAGGGCATGCCCGCCTCCGACTGCATCGTGCGCGAGGACGGCGCGTGGATACCGCCAGACCCCGCCAACCGCGACTACCAGGATTACCAAACCTGGGTCGAGGCCGGCAACCAGGCCCAGCCCTGGCCCGATACCGGCATCCCGGTGCCGCCTCCTCCCGAAGCAAAGGCCTAGCCCCTTGGCCTACGATTTTCCCGCATCCCCGATCACCGGCCAAATCGTCACCGGTCCTGGCGGTGTCCAGTGGCAGTGGGACGGGACGAAGTGGGTCGTCGCCAGCGGTTCCGGTGCCGGCGCCGGTGTGACGATCTCGGACACCGCCCCGCCATCGCCCGCACCGGGCGCGATGTGGCTCGACAGCGTCAGCGGGCAACTTTATATTTTTTATGCCGATCCGAACTCTTCGCAGTGGATACCGGCCTCCAACCAGGGCGGTGCGCCCGCCATTTTGCCGCCCGGTGTCACCAACGGTTCCAACGCCGCGGCGGGGCAAATCGGGGAATATCAACAAATCATCACCGGCGCGAGCGGCGGGCTTGCCGCTAATGTATGGGGCAATAACGGGGCAATTGTTCTAACAGCCGGCGACTGGGATGTTTGGGGGACCGCGAACTTCAGTGGGACTTTCACCGCGACCCAGTGTGCAGCCGGTTTTAGCACCACGGTGAATGCTGCGCCGAGCACAACTTATTATGGTAGTTACGGTTTCCCAAATTATAACTTGAATACTGCTAGTATTATTTTCATGACGCTTACTTTGCCGCCAATCCGCGTTTCAATAACGGCAACGACCACTGTATATCTAAATTTCTACTGTGCTTATGGCACTGGCTCGCCGCAAATAGCCGGCGTCATCTGGGCACGGAGGGTGCGCTAAATGGCCCTCGATTTCCCGAACTCCCCGAGCAACGGCCAGCAGTTCAACCCGGCCGGCAGCAACACCGTCTGGCAGTATGATGGCACCAAGTGGCTGCCGATCGGCAAAAGCATCATGCCGATGGGTGTCACCGATGGTTCGAACGCGGCGGCGGGGCAGGTGGGGGAATACCGTTCTTCAATTATTCCGAGTGCTAGTCCTGTCAGCGTCACCTCGGGAACATGGACACAGGTAACAAGTCTGGCCCTACCGGCCGGCGACTGGGATTTTGAAGGTTATGTGGGGTTCGCTGGCACTGCATCCGGGGTTAGCGCTTTTGCTGGTGCCGTCTCGCCGACAGTTACTCCCGCGCAGCCGGCGGATAATGTATCGATGAATTTTACAACGGGTGGCAGTACTGTTCTGCCAACCGGAACCGCGCGATTATCGGTATCGGCGACAACGACAGTCTATCTTGTCGGATTGGCTAATTATACCACCGGCGCGGCTACTGCGTACGGGTTGCTGCGGGCGCGGCGGGTGCGCTGATGAGGACCAAACCATGACTGAAACCCTCTATCCCACCTACCGCGCCGGGACCAGCCCGCCCCGTGCTTTCGCCTTACAGGAGGGCGAACTCTACGTCGAGTATGCCCCAGCGGGCGGCGGCAACGCCCGTCTCTGGGTGGGTCTTCCCGCCTCGTCCGGCGCGGCCGGTAACATCGCCCTCCTCGTCGGTGGCGACCCGTCCGCGACCCCTTCCACCATCGCCATCGATCCGATGGACAATCCTTCACCCCAATCCAGCGTCCATATCAGCGGCACGGTCGATCCTGGCGTGGTGATCGAACTTGCGGCCCTTCAAGGTCTTAACGAGGATTACCTCATCCAGGTGACCGACTGGTCCCCGTGGGACGCGACCCAGAACAAGATGACGATGATCGGGGAAGACCCGGAAGACCCGGTCTCTAACCCGCATCTGGTTGGCGGTTTTGACATGACCTGGTGGCTGCCCTTGGGCGACAACTACCGTATCCGCGTCCGCATGCAGCAGCAGCCGCAGACTTTTGTCGACAGCACCATCTTTAGCGTGGAGCCGGACTGATGGCCGATAATCCACCCGTGTCACCCCCGCCCGAGACTGCCGAGCCCCAGGCTGGTCCTGGTCCCCTGCCCATGGGCGTTGGCGTGATGCGCGTCCAGAAACAGCGCTACCGCGACTGGATCGCGGCGGGCGGTACCCCGCCGATCTATTCCTAGGCCCTCAGCGAGGGAGAAACCCGATGGCCCGACGCAAAGCGCACAGCGACAGCGACCCCGATCCCAAGCCGCCGGTCGACGAGCCCGAGGAAGACGAGGCCCCGGTCGAAGAGCCTCCGGCCGAGCCCGAGCCCCCTTCCGAACCCGAGCCCGAGGCGCTGCCGCATATCCCGCAGGAAATTAACAATCCGCCCTACGAGCCACCGCCGCTGCCCGAGACCCCGACCGCGGGAACGGAGCCGCCTAAAACCAGCGATGAGCCCTGATCTCGCCCGTTACGAACTGGTCCTCAAACGGCTGATCGCGGTCACCGAGGCCGAAACCTCGATGCTCGCCTTCACCCGGCTGATGATGCCCTCTCCGCGCTACCCCGACGACCCCGATCACTCGCGTTACGAGGTGCAGCGCTTTCACCGCGTCGTCTGCGCCGCTTTGGAGGAGCTCGCCGCGGGCCGCATGCCGCGCCTCATCATCGTCATGCCGCCGCGCCACGGCAAAACCCAACTTGCTTCCAAGATGTTTATCGCCTGGTTCACCGGGCTTTACCCGCATCTCAGCACCATTTTCGGCACTTACAACGAGAAATTCAGCCAAGACATAGGCCGCGCGGTGCGCGACATCATGCTGTCGCCGCCTTATGCCCAGGTCTTCCCCAACACCATCCTCAAAGACGACAGCAAGGCCTCCGACCGCCTGGAGACCACCGCGGGCGGTATCCTTGCCTTTGTCGGCCGCGGCGGCACGACGACCGGGCGCGGCGGCGACCTCCTCTGTATCGACGACCCGATCAAGGACCGCATGGAGGCCGACAGCCCGACCATCCGCGACAGCCTCTGGGCCTGGTTTACCCAGGTCATCGCCTCGCGCCTGATGGACGAGACCGGCCGCATCATGCTGATCCAGACGCGTTGGCACCAGGACGACCTGATCGGCCGCCTCACCGACCCGCATAATTCCTATTACGACCCCGAGGAGGCGGCCTCCTGGCGGATCATCGACCTGCCGGCCCTCGCGCTCGACGACGGCAAGGACCCTCTCGGCCGCCAGGTCAACGAGCCCCTGTGGCCTGGGCGTTTTGGCACGGACTATCTCAAAGGCCTGCAGCGCCGCGACGCGCGCGGTTTTAGCGCGCTCTACCAGGGCCGCCCCAGCCCACCCGGCGGGACCTTTTTCAGCGTCGACTGGCTCAAGACTTACCGCCCGAACGATCTTCCCGCCAATCTGCGCTGCTACGGCGCCTCGGACCACGCGGTCGCCTTGAAACAAGGCTCGGACAAGACCTGTCTGATGGTGGTTGGCATCGACAAGGAGGACATGATCTGGGTCCTCCCCGATCTGGTCTGGCGGCAGATGACCGCCGAGCAGACGGTCGAGAGCATGCTGCGGATGATGAAGCTGCACCGGCCCTTGTTCTGGTGGGCCGAGCGCGGCCATATCTCGAAATCGCTGGGTCCCTTCCTCAGAAAGCGCATGCTGGAGACCCATACCTTCTGTTCGCTGATCGAGATGCAGCCGATCGCGGACAAGCAGACCCGGGCGCAGTCGATCCAGGGCCGTCTCTCGATGGACCGCGTCAGATTTCCCGAGCGCGCCCCCTGGTGGCCGGCGGCCAGAGATCAACTCCTCAAGTTCCCGTTCGATGCGCACGACGACTTTGTCGACACCCTGGCTTATGTCGGTCTCGGTCTTACCCTCCAGGTGCCGGCCGGCGACCCCGACCGCCAGCGCGAGGACCGCCCCCTGGAAAACACCTATGGCTGGCTCAAGATGCAGCGCGACCAGGCCGAGCGTTCTGTTCGCCTTGGTTTTGGCTCGGGAGGCTGGTGATGGTTGTCGAGATCCTCTTTATCGTTTTTATGGTCCTCTGGCTCTTGACCTTTTTTCCCGGGCCGCACCTCGCTAACTACCCCTGGGCGAACAACGCCATGGCCTGGCTGTCGGTCCTGATGCTGGGTTTATGGCTTTTCATCCCCCTGGCGCGGTGATTTAACCCTCATGGGCGCACCGATGTCACCGATGGGACCAGCACCGCCCGGGGGACCACCTCCCGGTCCCGGCGGCTTTGCCCAGATGGTCCTCGACCCGACCCCGGTGACCGTCAACCCGGCCTTACAAACACCCGAAAAAACCTTTGTCAACCGCGACCCGCCCGAGCCTGACGACCCGCGGCGCAAGCTGGTCAGCCGCTGGCAGAACCGGGTCAAGCGCGCCAAGCGGCACTGGCGCACCCCGTTCCGCCGGATGCGCGAGAACATGGAATTTTGCGAGGGCAGGCAGTGGCCGGAGATCCCCAACTCGCAAAAGCGCGACGACCGCTATGTCGCCAATATCTGCATCCGCCATGTCCTGCAGCGCACCGCCGAGCTCTACCCGAACAACCCGACGATGCAGGCCAAGACCAAGCCCAAACTCATCGCCCAGACCTGGGACGGCACCGGCGCGCAGTTGCAGCAGGCGCAGCAACAGGTGCTGATGGCAGCGCAGGCGGGCCTCCCGGCGCAGCCCAGCGCGATGGCGGTCCTCCAGGACGCGGCGATGGTGAAGCAGTTCGACGAGATGATGCAGCGTGTCGGCCGCACTCTGGAACTGCTCTACCAGTACAACATCGACGAGCAGACTTTCAGCTTTAAGCAGTCGATGAAGATGTCGATCCGCCGTGCCATCATCACCGGTGTCGGTTACGTCAAGCTCGGCTTCCAGCGGGCGATGAAATTGTCACCCGAGATCGAGCACCGCATCGCCGATATGAGCGAGCGCCTGGCTAATATCGAGCGCCTCTCGGCCGATCTCGCCGATAACGAGATCCAGCCCGACAGCGCCGACGCCGAGGAACTCAAGCTCGCGATCCAGAGCCTGGTCGCAGAGGGCCAGTTGATCGTGCGCGAGGGATTGTCCTTCGACTATCCCGACAGCACCGCGATCATCCCCGACCCGCGGTGTCGGACTTTACGCGGTTTTCTCGGCGCCGACTGGGTGGCACAGGAATATCTCCTCACCCCGGACGAGGTCGAGGAGATTTACATGGTCGATATCGGCACCGGTTACACCGCCTACAACGAGGACGGCCAGACTTCCGGTTACGAGCCGACTTCCGAGCAGCATTACTATGCCGGCTACGGCACCAGCGGCAACGACGACGGCAACGGCCCCCAGATGCCGCTGGCTTGCGTCTGGGAGATCTATCACCGCAAGGACGGCACGGTGTACGTCGTCTGCGACGGTTACTCTGACTTTCTCCAGGAGCCCGCCCCGCCCGAGACTGAGATCGTGCGTTTCTGGCCCTGGTTCGCGATCACCCTCAACGAGGGCTACGACGAGAAGACGCTCTTCCCGCAGTCGGATATAGATCTGATCCGCGACATGCAATTGGAGCTCAACCGCGCCCGTCAGGGCTTGCGCGAGCACCGCCGCGCCAACCGCCCGAAGACCGCGGTCGCGGCGGGCCTCCTCGAAGAGCCCGACCTGGAAAAGCTCCGCACCCACCCGGCGAACGCCTTACTCGAACTCAACGCCCTGTCGCCCGGCCAGAAGATCGAGGATGTCCTCCAGGTGGTGCGGATGCCGCCGATCGACAGCGCGGTCTACGACACCGCGCCGGTGTTCGAGGATGTTTTGCGGGTTTTGGGCTCGGACCAGGCCGACCAGGGGACCACCTCCGACGCCACCGCGACCGAGGTCAGCGTCGCCCAGTTTAGCCAAAATACCGATCTTTCTTCGACTGTCGACGACATCAACGACGTGATGACCGACCTCGCTCAGGCTGCTTCCCAGATCCTCGTCCTCAACGTGTCGCAGCAGACTGTCACCCGGGTTGTCGGTCCCGGTGCGGTGTGGCCGCAATTAAATAAACAAATGGTCGCCGATAATGTCTGGCTGGA